GTTAGTGTTTACATTGTATATTGGAGGTTTTGGTACGATGTTAGACGGGGTGAAGAGTTTAATCTCTGATACTTGGTTTTTCGATTCAAAAGTATACGAAAGTACCATACCTGAAGGAGAAACTAATAAAAGTATTTTAAGAACAATTAAAGGTCCTGTAGCCGAGTATGGTAATTTAAATAGAAATAAACGTAAATATACCGAAAAATTATGGGATAAAGTTCTCGAGTCTGATTATTTAGCAGAACAGTTAAAATATAAAACTTTGTTGGGTGAAGCAAATCATCCTACTGATAGATATGAAGTAGATTTTAGCAGGGTATCACATTCAATTACTGAAATGTGGAAAGTTCCTGCTTCAAATCAAATTTATGCTACTATTCATATATTAAATACTCCTTTGGGAAAGATACTGAATACGATTTATGAAGCTGGTGGTATTCTTGGGTATTCCTCAAGAGCAGGTGGTGTATTACATCAAAGAAAAGATTATATAGATGTTGATGTTGATTCTTATAATTTTATTACGTTTGACGCAGTACCGTTCCCAAGTGTAATTTCTGCGAGACCTGGAGAAATATCAGAAGGGTATACACCAGATGTAGTTTCAGCAATACATGAAGGGTTATGCGATTTAATCAAAAAGTCCTCTAACGAAGAAAGAAATGTAATTAGTTCATTTATTAAAGAGTTAGATGGGGACTTTAGTAAGGAAACCGCTCTTTTAGAGAGTTTCAATATAGTAAGTCCAGAAACTTCTGATAATAGTGCCACTATGTCATTATTAAAGGAAGGAACTGTTCAAATAAATAAATTAAAAGCAGAAGTACAATCATTAAGAACAGCTAATGAGGGGTTGACTAAAGATAATCAGACTTTGAAAGAAAGTTTAAACAGTTCGGTAACGAATTTGTCTAAAGTTTTAGAAGAAGCCGATTGTTTGAGAAGGAAGGAACAAAATTCTAACACTGTAGCTGATGACACTATCAAAAAGTTAAAAGATAGAATTTCAGTACTTGAATCTACTTTAGAAGACAATAAGTTAGAGTTTGAAAGATTGGAATCTGTTGAAAGTGCTTGTAAAGCATTAACTTATCAAAACAGAAGTCTTGTTTCTGAGTCTGGTAGGGTAGATTTATTAAACAGTAAGATTTCTGAATTAACAGAGCAGTTGAATGAATCTAAATCTAAAGTACTTACACTTGTTAAAGAGGGTAAGGAAAAGGATAGTACGATTGGAGAACTTCAAAAACAAGTAAGATTCTTGAAAGAAGATGTTTCTGATTTACAAAATGTCAATGAGGGTCTTGAATCTGAAAAATTGGAGTTAGCCTCAGGAAGTAGCAGAGCAAATCTGTTATCAAATGAAAATGCAAAGTTAAAGAAAGAGATTGAACAGTTGAATGAATCTGTTTCAGCCATTAGAAGTAAGTCTGAAAACTACAAAGATGAAATGATTTCAGTTATATGTGAAAGATATAATCTGAACGTTGATTCTGTAAAACCTAAGTTAAAAGCTGGTTTTACAAAGTCAGATGTATATACTGCTTGTGAGAGTATGACGAAAGTCGAGTCTACTCCTGTAATTGTTAGTGAAAGTAAACCTATTGTAGATGGTAAGGTAAATACTAATAATAAAAATACATCTGTTAAAGATTTATTCTCTATGATGGGGAATAGAAGAGGAATTTAAATTTATAATTAATTTGTAATAGGAGATTAAGATTATGCAAGCTAATATTTATGAATCTTATAAGCCTTTGCTGGAAAGCTGGAGTGCTTATACTAATGTAGTAAAAGAACACGTTGAAGGATATTCTGATATTGAAGCTACACAGTTATCAATTCTGTTAGAAAACACAAAATCAGAAGTTGAAGTTTCCCGTGGCAGAATGATGAATGGTACTCCGGTTGTTGAAGGTACTGATATCTCTATGATTAACACCTTCACTTCCAATGTATTTGATATTATCACTGCTGTTATGCCGAACCTGATTGCGAATGATATCGTATCAGTTCAGCCGTTGGACAGAAGAAATGGTCAGGTTTTCTTCCTGAAGTTTACTTATGGAAACAATAAGGGTTCCATTAAAGCTGGTGACAATATGTTAACTTCCCAGCAGGGCTTCAGTGGAAAAGATTTCTCTGGCGAACATGTTTCTGGTGAAACATTGACTATTGCTTCAGGAGCTGTAAACACCACTCTGTTACATACACCTATTAAACCTGGTACTGTAGTTCTGTCTACTTCTACTGATTTAAGCAAAGAACTGAAAGATGTTCCTAATGCAGATGGTGTAACTGGTACTTTCACTGATACTGCAAGTACTGGTTTAGGTGCCGGTACTATTAATTATGTGACTGGTGCTCTTGCTCTGACTGGTGTAACTGTAACTGATATTGAAGTAGCTTTTGACTATGACCAAAACAGTTTTGATGCACCCGTTGATGAGGTAGATGTTCGTGTAGTAAGTGAACCTGTTGTGGCTCGTCCAAGAAAACTGAAATCAGTTTATATGTTTGACGTTGCTTATGACCTGAAGATGAGCTTTGGTCTTGATATGGACCAGGTAATTCTGAAAGCTACTTCTGGTGAAATCGGTTATGAAATCGATAATGAAATTATGCAGGACTTACTGAAGATTGCTGGTTCTTCTTCAACATGGAATATTAATCCTGAATATAAGGGAATGGGTGAAAAAGAACACGAAGCTACTCTGTATAATGCAATCAATGACGCTTCTAATACTATCTTAGCAAATACTAAGAGATATGAAGCTACATTCATTGTTTGCGGTAAGAAAGCAGCCACCATTATCGAATCTCTGAATACTCATGCTACACAGGTAAGAGATTTGTTCAGACGTATTCCTAATAATGGTGTAGTTGGTGGTCCGCATCTGGTTGGTGTGCTGGATGAGAAATATAAGGTTTATAAGAATCCTTATTATCCTGATAATGAAGTTCTGGTTGGTGCAAAAGGTGAAATGTTTATCGAAGCTGGTTATATCTATGCTCCGTATCTGCCACTGTTTGCTTCCCAGCTGTTAGTTGATAGTGATTTCAAGGCTCAGAGAGGCTTCTGCACTCTGTATGCTAAGAAAGCTGTTAACAAATTCATGTATCATAGACTGACTCTGGTTGACAATGTTCCCACTTCTCCTGACGGAGAATAATTGAAATCTGGTCAAGTTTTGATATAAGTTTCTCCTTTGGAATAGGGTAGGAGAGGAATAAATCCTCCCTACCCTATTTTCTCTTATTAAAGATAAATTAAAAATATACAAAAGAAAAGGGGTTTAAAATGAAAGAGTATAAAAGTTTTTTCAAAGAAGTAAAAGGTAATGAAGGTGAAAAATGTCATTATCCAACAAGATTAGACACATATGGTTGTGGCTGTCAACATGACTGTAAGTATTGTTATGCTAAATCGTTATTAAGTTTTAGGAAATTGTGGGACCCGAAAGAGC